GTAGTTTGCGTCTGCTGTCCTGTCTGTGACCCAGCAAACGCGCCTAACGCCGTCTGTAGTGCCTGCTGTGGTGACCCAACGAATCCAGCATATTGTCCTCTTGCGGCATCAATGATGGCTTGTTGCGCGGCTTGCTCTAACGCGCCTTGTTGGGCAACCGACTGATTAACCTGGTTGGCAATGTCAAACTGCTGAACACCCATGTTGCCCAGCTGTCCCGCAGCCGCCAAATTAAGATTCGCGCCTTGTAGCTGAGCATTCTGGTTTGCAATACCTGCTTGTAACGCCGCAGCCTGATTTGCCAAAGCTGCTTGGTTAGCTGCGCCTGCTGTAAATTGATTAGCTTGGTTTTGCGATGCTGCATTAGCCAGGGCTGCTTGCGTAGCCAGTTGTGCATTTTGTAAACCAGCTGTATTAGATGCTTGCGCACCAAATTGAGCCGCCTGGTTAGTCGCCGCTTGATTCGCAAGTGCTGCAGTATTTGCTGCTTGCGCCCCGAACTGCGCCGCTTGGTTACCAGCTGCTTGATTAGCCAGAGAGGCTTGGTTGACGGCAGATTGATTCGCCAAAGCCGCCCGGTTTGCCGCTTGCGCAGTAAACTGACTCGCTGCATTACGTGCCGCCGCATTCTGTAAAGCAGCCACGTTAGCCGCTTGAGAAGTAAATTCTGACGCCCTGTTTTGCGCCGCTTGATTAGCTAATGTCGCTTGCGTAGCTAATTGAGCATTTTGTAAGGCTGCGCGATTTTGCGCGCCTGCACCAAATTGGGCCGCTTGATTTGTTGCCGCTTGATTAAGGGCTTGAGCTTGTTGTCCTAACTGTGCACTTGTCGTATCTGCTTGCAAGGTTGCACGTTGATTCGCAAGCTGCGCCTGCTGGCCTAACTGCGCAGTCGTTGTGCCTGCCTGTAACGCAGCGCGCTGATTCGCAAGATCAGATTGTAGCCTAGAGGCTATGTCAGATTGCGCCGCCTGTTGTGCTTGCGTAAAACCAGCCTGCCTCAAGCCAGACGCAGTGCGAGCTGCTTGCTCTGCAAACGCTCGATTTGTTTCGGCCTCAGCAATGGCTTGGCGAGATCCGCCGAACGCCCCTGCCGCCTGCGCTTGCGCACCCTCGACGTTTTGCTGCATTTGTCTAGCACGCTCAAGGTCAGACAAAGACTGCTGTACTACTTGCGCCTCAAAAGGATTGGTGTAACGAGACAGATCAGTGTTTGCAATTTGCCCTGATGCAGTGCGCTCGGCCACTAAGGGGTTAACGCCTTGCACTCTTTCGGCGCGCACTGGGTCTACGCCAGCAATTCTTTCTGCACCGTAGCCCTGGGCGCGGGCTCGCTCTGCAGCTGCATTAGCTAGCGCCTGGTACCCTTGAGCAGCCGCTTCTGACGCCGAGTACCCCTGAGACCCAACTTCTCTAGCAGTGACTCCTTGTGCAGTAAATCCCTGACTTCCTGTATTAACAGCGTCAAAACCTTGTGATCCCGCGCGTCCAGATCCGGCAGTTGCTGCGCTGTAGCCTTGCGATGTTGCTGGGCCTGCTGCAACAGCGCCAGGAGTAAAACCAACGAGACCTTGCGTGCCTGTTGTGGCGTTTTGTATGGCGTCTGCAGAAGACTGCACTAAATTGAAAGGTTGCGGCTCTGGTGCCGCCACTGGGTTATCTAACGATTGAATTGTATTTAAAGTGTTAAGAAAATTGGTCTCTGGATTTGCCGTCGCGGTTTCCATATTTAAGTTAGGAACTGATTGGGTGACGCCAGCTGCCACTGGTAGCTGGCCAGTGTTTACAACTTGTGCGTTGCCTTTCGAGCCGCCCGCTGCATTTTGTGGTACTGCTCCGCCGCCTGACATTATTTTCTCCTAAACTCGGAAGCCGCCCATCCTGCTATAGAATGCGGCTAGCTGTTCGGCTGTCATGTTGGAAAAATCTGGCACTGAGCCGTCTCCCGTAGGGTCAATAAATCTGTCCATAATGGCTTTATACTGCCCCGGCCTTCTGGTTTCTAACTCTGCTAATGCCTGATCATAAAGCGGCGCAGAGCTATACCCTCGTACCCCGTCCACCTCCACCACATCAGGCATCTGAAACTCACCAGCGCCTTGCATTCCGAAAGCACTAGCCATGTCATTGACGTTTTGCCGAGAAGCTACTTGCGCGTCATTAAACGCAGCGATGTCAGGTCCGTAATAAGGCGTGTAGCCAATCTTCGATACTTTACGGCCTTCTGCCAAGTTGAGCTTGGCCTCTCTTTCCATCCACTCTGGTATTTCTACCTTAGTTGTTGAGCTACCGCCCTTTCCACCTGCCATATCAAATCTCTTTGCTTAACGTGATAAGTGTTGGTTTCCAATCAAACGACTCTAATGCGCGCACCCACCCTTTTCGACCAGACAGCGTTAGCGCCGAACAGCCCTGAGCCTGAGCCCAAGCAATAACGTCCTCATGCATATCGGTAAGTGTTTGCAATTTTCCCCCAGCTAAAAAAATGTGTAGTACCTTTTTTTTCGGGTATTGCAATAGTTCAGTAACGAGGCATCCGTCCTCGGCAGGCCATAACTGCATTGCGCCCTCGAGTATACCATACGCGACATGCTCATAATCGTGCGTGTCGCCGCCATATTCCAACGCAGCCTCGATCCATTCTCGGCAGCGCGCTATCTGCATGCCGATTCGATCTTGCTCTAATGTCGCCATGTTCATGCGTGTAGCCTAGCTACACTTAACGTACTAGCTGGGCTAGCAGGCGCGAAACTTGTGGCGCTACCGCCGTTTAATGTGCCGTTAGTGCTGCTAACAGCAAATTTAATTTCAAGGTATTGGTTTGCTGTCATCGTTAGTATGTACGACCGCGTCACGACCACAGTGGATCCGTTGTTATGCAAAACCGTTGTGACCCTACTGTTTGCTTCGTTTGTGCCATTGACCGCAGGCCATAAGTAAAAAGTGACGTCACTGGCCGACGAGTTCTTTAACTCTGCTGTAAGCGTAATTAAGTAATCACCGTTTTCTGTTACTACAATACGCTCAGGGTTAGAGCTATCACGGTCGACGTTGTAGTTGCCGCTTGGTGCGTCATATGTAATCGAGTAAGCAGTGTCAGCTGACGCCGCCGTCTGGCTTGCAGCTCTGATGAAATGGCCGTGACCGCCCTCCACGACGATTTGTCTGAAGGCGTTAGTGTCGCTGATTACAGGATACCCAGCTGCCGCATCCCACATCAAAATGCCATCTTCTGTCGCTGACTCGTTTGCAGTTTTGTGGGCCAGCAAGCTGCGAATCGTGCCTAAATATACAGACAGCCGCCTCGCCCACGTTTGCCATGCATCGCCAGACGGTGTGGGTATATATTCTGTCACCGCCTACCGCCGTTTATCACATCCAACCTATTAACGCCTACGCGCCAATCTGCGAGCCTTTGGCCCTCAACTCTTACCCGTAGCTGCCGCCCAGTAAATCGCACTGACGTAGGGTTAGAAAGGCTGTAAGGGCCATGCTCCGATTCAGCGCCATTAGGGTAGAACCGTGTTTTAAACCGGGCCTGCACATCGCCCTGTGTGCGCTCGTCTGGTATCAACTCGACCGCCGACATAACTTGATCGCCGTTAGACATCATTATCGGCCCTGACTCTGCGAACGGTGTGGCGCTGCCGTAGTCAAAGCCTATCTCATGCTCGTATACGTGTTTGTCATCAGCGTCCGCCCATAAAGGGTGACGAAAAGTGCCGTGATCAATAGCCGCTGTGCGCGCTAACTGTCCTATCGACCAGGTGTTTTCCGCGTAATTCCACACGACATATCTATCGTTTTCCGTGTTGGCCCCAGAAGGATAAAACCACCAAACCTCGCTAAATCGCGCGTTAGTTGTTGCACACACCTTGCTTTGTTGTGATTGGTTGATGTCGCTAAAGACATAATCAGACACCTCGCTTGGCACCTTTGATACTGCGCCGCCTGAGTACGTGTAAAATGCCTTGCGCCCCATCCACACCGCCCCGAGATCTGTGACCGCTACGGCTTTGCGTGAGATGATGCCGCACGCGGTTCCGATCCGCTCCCGGGAGTACACGTAGGGCGGGCCGAGGTATCCCATCGCATGAGCGTCAATCGTCGTCAGTATCAGCGTCTGGCCTCTGACATTGACGCCACACATAATCTCGCCGCCCGTCTGCAGCTCTATGTCGCCTGCTTCATTGGTCGCAGAAGGCGTCCACACTGTATTATTTTCTTTGTCGCACCATTGCACCTTACGCGGGTTACCGCCAGCGCCAAGCGCAAAGATAAACCTCTCCTCTGTCACGACCAAACCAAGGCAGCTACTAGGCGAGTTTGTTATCTGCGCCGCTGGTGTTCCTGTGTTTAGCGTCCACTCATACAGCTTGCCGTCATCGGGGCTACAGGCGACGAGGTTTTGCCCGAACGTGTCAAGCGACCAGGTTGTTGCCGCTAGTATCGTGACGCTGTCTGTACGCTCTGTGCCGTAATAGCCAGTGTTATACGGCCCAGCGCCATAGCCAGTGAAGGCAGACGCATCAATGCGCCCAGAAGTAAACCCTGCCGGTGTAATGTCTGCTTGCACGCCAGACTGCGTATAGGCGTAAAGTTTATTGTAAGTGCCTGCGACGAAACGCCTACCGTTACTGTTATCTACCCAAGCCAGTAACGCTCGTATTTTACTTGCTGCTGCAGTTTGCGATTTTTGTTCCCAACCGCCGACCGGGCGCAATGTGTTGTCCGTCCACCTGACTAAACTTGCGTCTCGCCACCTGTTTTGACTTTGCAAGTCAGTGCCATTGCGATATACGCCTGGCAGTATTTCTAACGGCACCAGCGGCATGGCTTACTCTGGCTTTTCGGGCCATGTAATGGAAGATGGAAACGTCTCCTGTTGCGGCACGTCACGCAATGCCTGCCTGTACGTTGTCATATCGTCTGACATGGTTACATCAGACAACCCGTAGTGATCTGTTTCTGATAACAGAAGATCACGCTGTGAGCGTACTTGAGCGGCTAAGGACGCAGTATTTGCCGCATCGTATGCCGTCTTTTGTGCCTCCACAGTCTGAACATCACCATTCTCATCCTCGTACTCAGTGAACATATCTTGCTCTGTCCATGCGTACACCCAATTGCCGTTGGCGTCTTGCTCTACACCGTTACGTACTACGACCTTGTAGTCACCAGAAGGATCTGGTTGAGGTGATGCTAGTACTGGATCAACGTTTAAGGCATCAAGGGT